AAAAAGGAGTAATTAACTTCTTTTTTACTAGCAAGTATGCTAATATACTACATTAGGGAAGTTGATTATGTTAACTATGGTAATGCCTGTAACATACCTGTAACTTACTCTAGCAATAGAGTTTCATACCAAGTTACTAATCAGCTTCCTTAGTTTTTTTTGTAGTAACAATTACCAATAATTCAAGGATTACTTACGTATATACCATACCCACACCCCACATTAACACTCCGTATACACGCAGACACACACGGTGAACACTACAGGCTTCCTTATATTTTCTATTGTTTACATGTGTTGACAAATACATCGAGTATTTGCCTATATGAATAAGTATGTAGTACTTTGTTTAATAAATACATACCCTCTCTTAAATACCATACATAATATATATAACTGCTGTTCATCTTTTCATCTATTCATAAGAGACTTAGCTTTACATTTCTAGTCAGTTAATAAGGTACAAGTTCACATTCCTTTTTAGCATACTTAAATACCTAGTAAATTTCCTATATAACACATACATTGCTACGCAAAAGATAAGATATATACTCACTTGACAAACTATTTAAGCACGCTTCTGTATCAATGTTGTGAACTTGAATAAATGTTCAAGTGTTATAATAAAGGAGGCGTAATGCCTAAATCAAAGAAAACTACTCAATGGATAAGTAAAGATAAAACTTATGATAGAGGTGGTATAGAGGGTACTAAATACTTCGGTATAAAATTAACAGGAGTAAACAGTACTAAATCAAATGGTGCTAATTCATTCTATATAATGCAATTAGGTAAAACAGCATTCGATACTAAGCCATTGCATAAAGAAAGCTTAACAGATTATAAAGCTTATATGCAATTCAAATCCATCGTAGTGGATAATCCAGAAGTGCTAAAGAAAGGTAAGTTCAAATTAAATTCTAATGGAACATTACCTAAAGCACTTCTCGATATATTAGGTACAGATAAAATATCTAAAGAAATAGCTGGTGTGCCTACTCGTGCAGAGTGCCAAGCTGAACAAGATAGTTGGAGTAAAAACTAACTAACAATAATTAAGAGGTGGCTACTTCGGTAGTCATCTCTTTTTTTATTATGCCCGATTAATCAATGCCAACAATACCATAGTCTATTCTGTCTGTCCCCCACAATCTAACCATATCTATTATTCTATCTCTATATATATATGCATAACAATCAACAAACATCACCAAAATTTTTTTCCCCTATGTGCGTCAATAGGGAACGATGTCTAGTTTACGCGTGTGTGAAATGGAGGCTGTCAAGTCGTCTTACTTAATCAAGAACATTTGCGAAAATTTTCCCTGCGACTAACTTGAGGTTGCGAAATTTTTTTCGTGTTATATATTTCTTATTGCATATTGAATATGAAAGGTGGTGTCAATTATGTCTAAGAGTTATAAAAAGCCTACTAATCCTACAACAAAGAAAGCATTTGTAGGTATAGATAAAGATAATGGTAAAGATATTTTTATCGACACAGGACTTCCTGTGATTGCTAGTACAAGCGAATACATGAGAGATGTAGAAGGTGCAGATGAGCCAACTCATGAATGTATAGCTTGTTCTAAAAGAACTAGTGTACTAAGTTCTCGTTGTCAAGAGTGTAGAGATAACGACAAGGACTTGTCAGATAAGATGCGTAGACTTACCAAGCTAACAAGAGAAGGGATTGTTTATGAGGACAATAAAATGCCTCTAGTTCCCAACGGAGTTAGAGATGGCGAGTGGTCTCCCAATAAATCATTCGATAGAAGGATTGTTGAGGAAGAAACTAACAAGCTATGTACCAACTG